TGGATAAAATAAGTAATCTTCATTATCTATCTCAACGCAATATATTAAATGCCGTAGTTGTATTATTAATGGCTCTTAATCATAAAGAAAAATATGATGATTTACTCGAAGAATATAGTAAATTAAGAGATGAATTTAATGATAAATATAGTGACGAGCAAAAGAGTGGCGTAATAAGTGAAAAACAATCAAAGAATTTTGCAACAATCGAAGAGATTTATGATATGATAAATAAGATGGCGGATGAATTAAAACCTTTAAAAAAGAAATCAAAAGATGATATTACTAAAAAAGAAATGCAATTATTACAAGCTTATGTACTATTTAATATATATGCTCGAATGCCGTTTAGAAATGATGTTGCTGGTATGGAGGCGATCAATCAAGCACAATACAAAAAATTAAGTGATAAAGAAAAGAAAGAAAATAACTATTTAGTTGTACCATCGAAGGGCAATATTTATTTTGTATTGAATAAATATAAAACTGCTAAAAAATATGAAGAGTTAGATTTACCCATTGAAGATAAAGATTTAAGAAAGATATTAAGATATTATTTGAAGATGAATGGGATGGGTGTATTATTTAAGACATCGACGGGCAAACCATTAACGAGGATCGAGTTAAGTAAAGTGTTACTTAAATTTTCACAAAAATATATGGGAAAATCGATATCAACAACATTATTAAGAAAAATTTATCTATCTTCTAAATATGGTAACATGAAGGAGGAATTGGAGAAAGACAATAAAGTAATGGGACATTCGAAGCAAGTTGCACTCGATACTTATGTTAAGAAAGCGAAAGATGAATAATTATTTATTTTCCTCTGCTTTCTTCCTTGCTTCTTTTCTTGCTCGTATTTCTTCTATTTTTTTATTTCTTCTATCAGTCGCTATTTTTTTTAATTGTGGGCTTGGTAATCCACCATATATCTCCCACGACTGAATATCTAAATTAAAAAGGTCGTCAGCACGGTTTCTACTTGGTTGAGCGTATCCTCCTTTTTTGTATATCTCTTTGAGGACTTTATAAAGTTCTTTTTGTGCCTTATCCTTTTCTCTTATAAATAAAGGACGCTTCCCACCCTTGACTTTTTTAATTGGGTTTCCGTCTTTGTCTTTTAGAGTTTTCAATAACTCGGGTCTCACCTTCTCCCATTCTTCTAATAATTTTCCTATTTGTTTTTTTACTGCTGGGATAATTCCGCTCTTATTAAATGCTTCCTCTTCTTTACTTAATTTCTTCTTTGGTTCTTCTTTCTTTTCCTCAACCTTCTTAACTTCTTTCTTTTCCTCAACCTTCTTTATGGCGGGTTGTTCCTTATCGTTTTTTAATATCATCTCAAATTGTTGTTTGTATGAATTAAATTTGCTTTTTTCATCTCCACGATATCCGCTAAAGTCATCATAAACTTTTCGAGCATCTTTCTTTTGCTCTGCTGTTCCCTCTTTTTTAATTTTATGATATACTGCTAAAACATCATAAACAAGTCCTCTTGTTTTCATGCTTAACTCTTTATCTTCTGCATAAAACTCGGGAAAAAGTTTCTCGATCTCTTCTGTGGTTTTATCTCTCACCCCCGTCAATCTTCCTTTTAACTTTCTTCTTTGTTTTGGTGCTTCTTTCTTTGGTAAAGGTTTTTCTTTAGGTGCTTCCTTATTTGGTTGTGTTGGTTTCTTAACCTTAACGCCTTTCGAAGGTTTAGAAACTGGGGGAGCTTTTGGAATAACAGTTTTGAGAAATGCTTTCTCTCCCGCTTTCTTTTGTTTTGCTTGTTGCCTCTTTTTCTTTTCTTCTTCAGTAAGAGTTTTAGGTTTAGTTAATTCCTTTGCTCTCTTCATATCAACAACGGGCAATTTTTTAACTTTACCTTTGCTAACGGGTCTTAATGTTTGTTTTTCGTGATCTACCATATATCCATTTTTTTTAATAAGTGCAATAATATCTTCTCTTTTAGATCCTTTTGGTATCTTAATAGATACTAATATGTTATGTGCTTTTATAAGCTTTCGAATTTCGGGGGTTGTTAATTCCCCTTTCATTTTTCCAGTTTTGTAAGGCATCTTTTAAGTATATAATATAAAATAAAAAAATAATATATATTATAAAAAATGATTATTGATAAGTCACATTCAAAAAAAGATATAGTGAATTTATTTGGAAAACTTGGAGTAATAATCGATGATGAATTAACCAAAGGCAAAATAGTGAGTGATATAGAAAAGTATTTCGAAGATGTATTTTATAATGATAAAATTAAGAATTGTACTGAATTAAAAGAATTTCTAAAGAAACCATCGACAAAACAAAGACCAACAACGCAACAAAAAAGAGATATTATGTTTAGAGCTAAAAAGATAATCAAGTGGGCTAAAAATGATTATATATTCGATATGGAGACATATAAAGATGCAAGTGATCCATTCGATGATATTATGAAAATTTATATGTGGGGAGATTTACCAAGTGTGAGGAGAGCTTGTAGATTTTATAATTTAAGTATTTATTGTAAGGATCATATCAATCCAATAATTACTGAAGAAGTAGAAGAAGAGATGAACCAAAATAAAATAATAAAACAACAATATCTTTATAAATTAGAAATTAGACGGGCAACAAAAGAAAACCCAATTATAGTTAGTTTCGATTAAAATAAAAATATATATATATATTAAGTATAATGAGTGAGAAAATCAGTAGAAGTATTAAAAAGAGAGATAAAGCCAATGATATATTTATTACACCATTACCATTAGCCAAAAAACATATTGATTTAATAGAATATGAAGATAGTGATATATGGTATGACCCATTTAAAAATAGTGGAAATTATTATAATCAATATCCAAATGATAATAAACTATGGAGTGAAATATTAGAAGGTGAAGATTTCTTTGAGTTTAATACAGAGGTAGATATTATTTGTAGTAATCCACCTTATAGCATGTTAGATAAAGTAATCAAAAAAAGTATCGAATTAAAACCACATACAATATCATATTTAATAGGTCAAAATAATTTAACTGCAAAAAGAATAGAAACATTAAATAATGCTGGATATGGTTTATATAAATGTGTAATGATGAAAGTTTGGGATTGGTATGGTTTAAGTTATATTGTATATTTTAAAAAAGATAAACCTAATTGTATTGATATTGATAGAACAATTTATTATACAAAAAAATAATAATATTCGTTTCTATAGACAAAATTAAAATCTATTCTTATACTATAAATGAATAACATTAAAAGAAATGATTTAAACTTTGGATTTAAAAGCGAAGAGGAAATACACAGTATTTTAGAGCAAGAGTTTGGAAAATTATTAAGATCGAGTAAGAATCCCGAAATGGGTAAATATTATGAATTCGATAAATATAATGAAGATTATTTTATTGAAGTTAAGACAAGAAGAATTAAACACGATCAATACCCATCATTATTCTTTGGTAATAACAAATTAATAAAAGGAGAAGAGTTATTAAAGAAGTGTCCTCATTTAAGAATCTTTTATTTGTGGCGTTGCAACGATGGTATTTATGGCTGGGAACATAAGAGTAGTGAATATACAATCGAAAAGAGAGGAAGATGCGATCGAGGTAAAGATGAGTTTGATGATTGTGTAGATATAAAACAAAAATATATTAAACCATTAAAAAATCTATTAGATAATATAAATGGTGGAGAAAGTGAAGATAACTTATAAAGGTGAATCACGAATGGTACCAAAAACATATGTGGAAGGATTAAAGGGCAATGATAGAAGAAAACAAATTAAAAGTATTTTTGAAGGGACATTTAGA